CTTGGACCGCAATGGCCAAACTTCATCAAAAGACTTGTTCCCTCGGGTTCAAGTACAAGGAGACCACTCGGATTAAGCTGGGCGAAAAGCTTCCAGGGACTGGAGCTTATGCGGTGGATGGTGACATCCAGCCGCCCTCGCGCATTTTGGAATCTACCATAAAAGGTAGGATGCAAAAGGTCGCTGTCGCTTCGTTTCCCCGCTGGCGGGTGAATCTCTCTACACCAAAAGTGCTGGATGCACTGGCGTTAGGAGAGGGATCCCTTAACCGTTCGTTGCGCGACATCTGTCGACTCCGAACGTAATTGCCCAATAAACCGGGCGAATATGATACCTTGGAGGTACCATTATGGCATCCTTTGCCACTACAATCGAGGAGTTTTCGGACTCCGAGAACCGCCGCACCTATATGGTAAGCGGTAGCACCGTTGCGGCGCCTAAGCTTGTTATCCAAAAGCGAAGGCCCGTGACCTCGACGACAGGTGTTGCACAAAGCACCCTGTCAATCGTGTACGGGACCACCGATGCCGACAGCGTCCCGCTGGAGGCCAAAGTGGGTTTCGAGGCCAATGTTCGCTATCCTGCGAACGGGCAGAGCTCCGACGTCTCAGCCGCCTTGGCGGTCTTCCGAGATTTCGTCGCCTCGGATGAGTTCACCGCAATGGTGAATAGTCAGTCGTATGTCCAGTGACCCGGGTAACCCCGGTGATCTGGTAACACGGCTGCTTGGCTGGTTTAGGGACATTAACTTGACCCATAACAAAACAGTCGCTCTCATCCATGTCCTTCTCTTGATCTTCTGGTTGACCTTCATCGGTCTGTTTTACCGCTGATCTCGAGTTAGGCTAGCCCTATAGGAGACTCGCAATGAGCAACTCTGTTCAAGTGATAGACCCTTGGGTCATCGCGAGAAAGTTGGCTTCGACATTGCTCCCGCCCGCTACAGCTGAGAGGCTGTACGGGTATATCCGCAACCGGGACTTGTCCCGGCTCTGCGGTGTTGGAGAGGTTCAGGACATCGAGTATCTTAGTCCTGAGATCACCGAACTACTGGCCTTGCGCCAAGTAGCTGCGCTCTTCAAGAAGAACGCGTCCTTTGCTGACGAGAACCGATGCCGAGAGGCTGCGCGAAGCAGCTTTGAAGCAGGCGAACGCCAGTGTAGGATAACCAACAAGCGCCTTGACCACTATGGCTTAAACCCGACTAGAATGCCGGGTGATATCGCTAAGTGGATGGGCCGGATGGAGCAAGATATAGCTCATCTTGTTGGAAC